CGATTTGGAGAAAGTGTCAATCTAATGGCAAAAAAGAAACGCAGACCGGCCAAAAGCTTGGTCGATCTTGATATAGTTATCCCGGTGTATGGTAGACCGGATTTATTAGAAGTCTGCCTGGCCAGCATTGAAGATACCAAGGGCGATATTAAAACAAGCCTGATTATCGTTGATGATTGCGGTCCAGATCAAGACGAATTGACAAAAATTTACCGGTCATTGAATGGTAAGAGCCGGGTAATTAAGCACGCTCAAAATGTGGGCTTCCCTAAAACCGTTAATGACGGCCTTAACAGCGGAAACGCGCCATTAGTGTTGATACTGAACACAGATATAGAGTTGTTGCCCGGCGCATTGCGGGCCATGTTGGATGAATTTAATAACCCGAAGGTGGGGGTCGTCGGGCCTAAACTGTTGTTCCCCCCCAACAGTGACGATCCCCACCGGCCCGCTAACTGCATACAGCACGCCGGACTAGCCGTTGATTTTGAGGCCAGGATAACGCACGTCAACATAGGCTGGCCGGCTGGCGAACCAAAGGTGAACGAACGCAGAGAGGTGCAAGCTGTTACCGGGGCGGCAATGATGGTTAGGCGGGCGGCGTTGTCTGATGTAATGAAGATTTACCGGCAGGGCGGCGACAATACCAGTGGCCCTTTTAATGAAATTTACAGCCCTGGTACTTATGAGGATGTGGAGGTATGCTTTGCTGCCCGGAGTGAGGGGTATAAGATAATTTACACGCCTAAAGCCGTCGCCTGTCACCACGTGGGTGCCAGCGTAGAGGCGTTAAGTGGGGGTTATCCAATAAACCGCAATGAAATGATATTCAAGGCCCGGTGTGGGCATATGCTCGCCTGGGATGAGTGGAGGTATTTATAATGCCAGAAAGGACATTACAGCATATACGGGAAATATCGGGCGGCTCCAGTGGCGCCACAATCAAAGCTGGTGACAGCCCATCTATTGATGGCTTCGCCCGTTTGAGGGTTAGTAACCCGGTAGGTCTATTCGACAGTCAAATGCAGTATGACACATCAGACCTGCTTTGGGAAACGTCGCCCAGTACGGGTACTTTTGCCACCCACCTGCCCAACGAGTCAAGTGTTAGGCTACGGGTAACAGGTAGCCAGACGGTCATCAGGCAAACCAGGAGCTACCACAGGTACCAGCCCGGCAAATCACAGCTTGTTTTGTTAACATTTGTCTGTTCACAGCCGGCAGTAGGTGTTTATCAAAGGGTTGGTTATTTTGACTCGCAAAATGGTGTGTTTCTTCAGGTAAACGACAATGACGCCGGGTTAGACTTTGTGATGAGGTCTTATGTATCTGGGGCGGCGGTTGATACCACGATAGATCAAGGTGATTGGAACATTGACACCCTGGACGGTACGGGGGACGAAGGCAACCCCAGTGGTATAAGGCTGGATATTACCCAGTCACAAATTTTGATAATTGATTTGGAATGGTTGGGAGTGGGCCGGGTGAGGGCTGGTTTTGTCATTGACGGCTTACCCGTTTATTGTCACGAATTTTTGAACTCAAATATTAATAACACCGTTTATATGACCACTGCCAATTTGCCTTTACGGTACGAAATCAGCGCCGGGGCCGGGCTGGTTGACAATTACGACCTTAAACAGATATGCTCGCAGGTTAGCAGCGAGGGCGGATTTGAACAAGAAAGAGGCTTGCCTTTTGCCGCAGACACCAACCCAACAGGTACAATGGCAGTCACTACTCGCCAAGCGGTGTTGTCTATTAGACCAAAAGCAACCTTTAATGGTTTGGTTAACCGGTCCCAAATTATCCCAGAAAGCTATGATGTTGATGTAGCAACCAATGGGGCATTGGTGGAGCTGATTTATAATGGCACGTTGCCCACAGGTACGGCCTGGGCCAGCGCAGACGCTAACAGCACCACGGAGTATGCGGTTGATGCTGGGGTTATCACCGGCGGGATAAAAATCTTTACGGAATTTATTCCGGCCGCCGGCACAAACGCCAACAATAGAATAGGTGAGGGTGGTAGCACTCTTTTATCACGTTTGCCTGTTACACTCGACATGAACGGAGAAAACCCGATCAATGTATCTCTGGTTGTAACCGCTAAAACAGGCACCACTAACATTGACGCGGCGGCCCGTTGGCGGGAGATAAGATGATAAACATAGTCACAAGCCCGCAAATCCTCACGGATGATATATTTGTAGCCTATGGTGGCTCCACCGGCACAAGCACGGCAGCCCAGCGCCAAGCGGCTTATGCTATAGCAGAGAGCCAGGCGGCCCAAGAAATTGGTACATTTGTAGCGCCCACGGTTGTGACCGGTACCTATAGCTGGCCACTTACCACTGACAAACTACCGTTACCCTACACGCACTTAAATAGCGTGGCCAGTGTGACCGCCATTCACGATGCCGGGTGTGATTGTGCGGACGATTCCGTAGAAATTAGCGGGTGTGCATGGATATTGGACGGAGACGGCGGGCTGGTCAGTTTGCGGGAATGTGGCGACACTCTAAAAGCATCTTGTAGCGGTTGCAACTGTGGCCACGCCCACGGCTCGGGGCCGTTGCAGGTGAGAATGGTCTATAATGCTGGATTGCCTACTGAGGCAGCCAGCGATCCGCGTTTATTGATGGGTTTGGCGACGGCGGCGGATTTAGCTTTGCAGCAAATTATAGACCCGGCGGGCGCTGAAGGTGGAGCCGGCGATCCGGGTATAAAATCATTTAGCTCTTTGTCTTACAGCGAAACCCGTTCGGACGGCTCAAGCCAGATGACCGCTTTTGGTGATAGCGCCAGGGCAAATTATGCCGCTGGAATGTTAAAAAATTTTAAGTACCACCGGGCCATGAAGCTCGGCTGGTAAAGGAGTAGCATTATGGAATATGGCGGAATTTACGCAGAAGATCAAGCCACCGGCACGGCAACAAATATTGTTACCGGTATCGGTAATGCGGCATGGACAAAAGTCATGGCCTTTAATAAGGTGGCCCCGGCAAACGGGGTAGCCGCGAACGCCGGTATTGATGAGCTAGAAATCAGCGGCGAGGGTGTTTATTATGCCTTTTGTCACCTGTCGATTTTTGGCACCTTGGATAATGAGATGGAATTTGTTATCCTGAACAACGACCTGGCCACAGACATTAAGGCGGATATTTTCCTGGGCCACACCGGTTCAACTTCCCCATACGCTTTGACGTTGGGTGGCTTGCTTGAAGTGGACGCAGGGAACCGTATCGCCCTTGGCGTACAGGTGGCAAGTGGCAGCGGGCAAGAAATCACGCTGCACCAGGGACACCTGGGAGTGTATAGAGTATCGTAAATGCTCGGACTCAATGTAGAAGTCTCGTTTATTCAGAATAATTACGCCGGTGATGACAACGTAGGCGGAGCGGTCATCACCGGCACGGTTGCCTATACCGGCATTGATGCCCGTTTGAGCGCACGCAGACCAAGCCAGCAATCTTTGGAATCAGGGTTGGAGGTCAACCGTCTTTTTGATTTGATTATTACCGGGCAGGGATTGACCCTAAACGAACGTGACGAAGTTCAGGTGACAGCCCCCGCGGATAGCCCGTATCTTAATGAGCAATTTAGGATAATGGGTATTCAGTATGATAGCAGACGCCCTGGGCGGGGGCACACGGAGTTTACCCTAAGTCGGATCGAGCGCAGTAGGAACGAGCAATGACAGTCACCCGTAAAGGCAAATTAAACGGAATGGCCGCCAAGCTGGAGAACGCCCAAAAGCGCGGCTTGATTGAGTCCGGCATGCTGGTTGCCCAGAGAGCCACAGAGATGGCACCCATAGATACCGGTCGGCTAAAGCGGTCGATTACTCAGGGCAATCCTAAAAATGACGGCAAAGGACGGCTATCTATTGATGTCGGCTCTAATGTCGTCTATGCTCCGTTTCAGGAATTTGGTACACGTCGGATGAAAGCGCAGCCATACCTACGCCCGGCACTCGAAAAAAGCCGGGATGATATTGTTAAGCTGATCACATCTAACATTATGGCGGCCTTCGATGGGTGATTTTAAAGAGGTGCGCTGCCCGGCGTGCAATCGGTTGCTGTTTACAGTCAATGGTTTTGGGTGTATAATTAGAGTAGTTTGCTCACGTTGTAATGCGCTGGTATGCTGGCCAACGCCACAGCCGATGCTGGAACCGAAAAAAGAAAAATAAAATGAGCGCTGAACGCCCGGAGCGTCCAAAAGCGCCAATAAAAAGCAAAGCGAGCGCCCAGAGTGCCAATACCCTGGGCGCTTTTTTATTTAATGATTGCAAATGATGTTATCCAGGCGGCCATTGTCGCCAAATTAAAAGCAAATAGTGCCTTAACAAGCTGGTTAACCGCACTCAGTGCGAGCGGCGAAATCAGAGAGTCTAATTATCAAGGCGCGGCTTTTAGTTATCCGGCGGTAAGAGTAGAAACCGGGAGTCAACAACCCG